TTGTTCGCCAAATTTATCAACAAACCATTTGCCTGCTTTTTCTAAATCTTTGTCTCTTTTTTCTTGTCTCTTTTTCAACCACTCATCATATTCACTTTGTAACATCTTTCCTTCAGCAACCATTTTTTGATGATTTTCTTTATCCTCTTCATATGCATCATTAATTGCTTGAATTTGTTTTTGCAATTCATTAATAAGATTTTCTGTGTCTAATCTTCTTATTTCTTGTTTGAACTCCAATCTGTTTTCTTCTGCTTCTCTATTTATCTTGTCTATTTGTGCATTTTTCCATTGTTCTAACAAAACTTCAGCTTCTGAAGTATCTTTCCCTTCTTTCTTAAACTTCTCTAATTGCCTTTTTTTCGCTTCATATTCAATTTCAACAAGTTTTATCATCTCATCTTTTGTCTTAACACCAGCATTGATTATTTCTTTACTTATCTCTTCTTTAAATTTTGCATATTCTTCATCCAACCGATCCGCTTCTCCATATACTCCTTTAATTCTTTCTAATATAGATTTCATTATCTTTTCAAATTCATTCTCTGCTAACTTGCCATTATCAGTAATTGACTTGCTTGTATTTTTGCCTATTTCTTTTATTTCTTTAGCCCAATCATCTATGAATTTTGAAATATCATCTTTAAAACCTTTTAAAACATTTTTTGCTCCTAATATATTTCCAGTGATAAGTGAATAAAAAGCAGCTCCTATGCTTGCTATTCCATCAATAATTATTGTTATAAGTGTTTTTGCAGTAGTTAATAAATAAGAAATACCTGTAATTGCTTTTTCTATTATCCCTAAAACTTTGCCTGCTCCTGTTAAAATTACTTCAACACCTGTTGAAAAGAATTTAATAAAATCTTTAAATTTACTAATTGTATTCCCGATAAATTCAATTAAATTACTCAATAGATTAACAACTGGAGTTAATGCTTCTATGATATATTTTCCTGATTTTTCTTTTATTTCTCTAAACTTTTCATTTAATTCTGTTGTCCCTTTTGATAAATCATCAACTTTATATCTTTGATTTTCAAATTGTTTATAAAGATTTGTTAATACTTCATTAATATCTTTACCTTGTGAACCTAATTTACCAAATTCACGACTTAGCATTGTAATGCCTCTATTCTCATTAACAAGCGCATTTGTGCTAAGTGTTATAACTTCTTGCAAAGATTTACCTGTTCCAGTTGATACATCCATTGAACCAATTAGAATTTTAAACGCTTGATTAACATCTTTTGTCTTTAGAAGTAAATCTGAATAAACTTTTAACATTTCATCTTTTGTAAATTTTGTCCCTTTTGTTGCTGCTTCAAGAACTTCTTCAATATGTTTCTTTTCTTCTTGATAATTTAATCCTATTGCTTTTAATGAAGTTTCTAATTGCTTTATTGCAATATCATGCTCTCTTGTACTTATTATACTTTCTTTAATAAATGAAATAGTTTCTCTAATTACTTCTCCCCAAGCAAACCATCTTAATGCCATTCCTTTTAATTCACTTGCTAATCCTGTGAAAATGTTTTTTTGTTCTTTTGAAGTGTTATTTTGCAATTTAGTTATATCTTCCAGTTGCTTAACTTGATAACCCATCTGTTGTAATGATGAGGTTATCTTTGCTAAATCTGATTGTGCAGTTTCTTTATCTACTTTTACGCTTAACTTTAATTCATAGACTTCTCTATCTGCCATATAAACCCCTTACCAAACTAAAAAAATCAAAATTTAAGCCTTTATCCCCCCTTCTTCTGGACATTTTTTGCCTCATTTTTAACCTCTCCCTAAATTAAAAAAGCCCGCTTACTAATAGACCTAAATCTATAGCAAGTCGGGCTTTCCGACACTACTTGCTAAATATTATCAATATCCTGATATTGTATTTATCAATTTTACTTCTATCGTTTCCCCTGCTGTCAAGTTATAATAAGCATTAAAAGAAACATTTGCCCCAAGCATACCATCAACATTTGTAAATGGATATGCAGTATAATGTATTTCTGGTATTGTGAATTCAATGGTATGTTTATATCCTGTCTCAATTACTGCTCCTTCTGAGATTATATCTAAACTTGCTGATGTGTTTGATAAAAATTTATTTCTCTGCGTTTCATTTTCAAATAAAGCAGTAAAAGAACCTGTAACAAGCAATTTAGCGTAAGAAACAATATCATAAATATCTTGTGAATTATTAAGTAAATGTAAACCTACTGCGCCATTATCAATTGTTAAACTCCAGTTTTTTATTGTCATAACTTGATTTCCATCTATTTTAAAAGTATTTTGATAAAACATAAATGGAGTAGGGTCAACCCAAGTTGGAGTAGGCGGATTTGCATAATCTTGTTCCGTCTTATAAAGAACCGTAGCATTTGCTTTAAGTTTATTATCTGCATCCTGTGAAAATGCTATTGATTTAACGACTGACAATGGATATTGCTTTGCATTTATCCCTCTATGAATTGTTATAGTATATGATGGCATTGTTATCCCAGTTGTCCTTTTGAAAATGTGTTGATACGCATTACCTGCACTGCCAATATCAGTAGTAGTTACTGACCCTAAAAGAGAATTAAGCAATTCCCCAATATTATCACTTGTGACTTCTATTCCTGATATTGTACCTGTTCCTTCTTTTCTGCCTGCTTTTGGAGGAAATTTTTCAAATATTCCTCTAACAGTTTCATCCTCAATCAAATTGAGTTTATACTCCAATTCAGTATCTGGAGCAACAGGTATAAACCTTGTTGGTGCAACTGCTGTTCCTCTTGTCGTCTCTTTCCCTATTCCTAACCATTTTTGCTCAATTGCATAAAGTGCCATAACTACCTCCTAATTATCTGTTAGTATCCTGTATTGGCTGTGTTTCAATTCTCATTGTTATATCAGCCAATCTGTATGGATAAATTTCAAAAATATAACTTGTTTCTGGGAAAGTAAATTTTAAACAACTCCCATTTAAATCTCTATTTGCATTTAAAACATTTTTAACATCTGCTACCATATCCATAATTCCTTTGTTCCCTTGAATATTCGCTGTTATTTGTTCATCTTTGTTGATAGCTTCTAATATACATTCAATTAAAATTTCAAAAGTTATTTTTTTAAAATTCGGGACTGTTGCGTTTTCCTCAATTTCTCTAATCGGCTCAACTATTATCGCTGGTGTAAAAACTGTTGGTAAATCATCTCTTAATCCTTGATAAATATTTTTAATATATTCCAAAGGTTGTCCAGTTTGCTTAGCATTATTCAATATCGTTATTACATTATTCCAAATATTTTCACTTATCATAATTTTGTCCTGTCATATATTGATTAAACAATTGCTTAATTTGCTCTTTATAACTTTCTCTTAAAACCATAAAAGGTCTTGCTGGGACATTGCCCCAAGGGATATTTGGTATAGTCCTTGTATGTTCTCTAACTCTAATTCTTTTACCTTTAACTCGTCTTATATGTTCTTTTATTCTTGCTTTTATATTTCTTGCAATACTTCCCTTTTCTGCCCCAAATTGATGTATAGATGCATAAGGGACATTAGTTGCGACAAATGCTTCATTACCAATATATCCTGGGAAAATGCTATTTCTTAAAAAACCCGTATTTTGCAATATTTTTGGTGTCCCTTTGCCTTTACCTTTTCGCCTCAATATTATAGTTGTTTCACTTAATTTTTCCCATTTGCCTTTATCCGTCCCTTGCTCTCTAAAATTTTGCATAACTGATTTATGTAATAAAATGCTAATCTTTTTCAATAAAGGTGAAGGGACATTTAACCTTTCTTGGATAGTATTGATTTTAGAGAACAAATTTTTAAAACCTTCGAAATTTATGTTTATTCTCATTGCTCACCAATAACATCATCATCTGAATAAGTTAATTCTTTGATTTTCCAAGTTTTACTATCAGTTAAATTAAATATCCTCTTAACATCCCCAGTATTGATAATAGGAACAACAGTTAATGACACATTGTTAGGCTTTATAACAACTCCATCATTGTTAACCAAAAGCATTTGCATTAACTTAATCTTTTCAAGCAATTCATAAAACTCATCTTTCCATTTAACAAATCCTGCCTCATCTGTCTTGCTCGGCTGTGTCCTCGCATATATATCCCTATATATCGCATATCTTGCATAGAGAACATTTAATCGCTTTATTAAAGGGGCGGTGTTTAAATCCGCTTGACTATAACCAAGCGGGATTAAATTCGTATCTATAATCTCCGCCCCTTCATCAATTCTATTTTGCACATCAGTGTCAACCCAGCCCGCAGATGTTATTATGACATCCACAGTCTTATCTTTGACATCTGATATGCTACAATAAGCCATAATTACACTACTGAAGTTAAGAGATATCCAGCATAATTGCTTATAATGTATGGGTCAAACATATCTTTTACTATGACTTTAATACCTTCTGGGTCTTTGTAAGTCTCAGTTAGAACTTTTCTATATCCCTGCTTTCTAAATGTATATCCAAGGGACATAGAATATAGTGAAGGTGATTTCTCAACAT